AGCTAAGATAAAACTTTTAGGAGTCTTATGCATATAGCCGTGTACAAGATAAGTGGATATATCCTTAAACATATCTATTCCACACTCATCATATAAATTATTGACTCGCTCCATGATATTCATAACACAACCTCCTTGGTTGGTACATCACCTTTATATCCCATGAGCCAAAGAACAAACACTCGATGAATACCATCTGCCACTTTTCCATCTTTTAAAAGGATTGGTTCTTTTATGCCATTTTCCTTTATGTCCTGTGCAAGCATAAATAAAGGCAAGCTCTCACGTGCAACACGATTCCAATCAATGTTGTATGGGCCAGCCTCAAATAATTCGTTTAATTTCATGTACTAATTGTCGCTCCTAATGCGACCACTTTCCATGCAGATCCATCAGATACTGCGACTGTTGCTGCACCTGCATTTCCATCTGTTACATAGATCATTTGCCCGGCTGGAGATGCGGATGGCACGCCTGCAACGTTGTATGATTTTAGTGTCATTATTGTGCCTGAGATCGTGCCACCTGTCAGAGCAACTGCATTGCTCGCTTGGGTGGCAATTGTGCCTAGTCCAAGTGCAGTTCTTGCTCCACTCGCACTTGTGCTTGCTGTGCCTCCATCTGCGATGGCAATGGGTGAGGACAGACCACTAATTGTACCACCTGTGATGTTTACATTTCCTTCGTTAATCGTAACTGTTGGTTCACCAAGTTGGTTAAGTGACGCAGCCGTTACATCCACGCCTGTTGCGAAGGTAAATCCTCGTGTAACTGTTGCGGTAATTGCCATCTATGCGACTTCCCTTCTTGCAGCTGCCCCTACCCCAATTGCTTCCAGGCTAACATGTCTAAAGCTTGGTCTGCCTGCGGTTACATTGATTTCTACTTCTGCACCATACCCACGGGTACGCCCCGTACCAAAGCGGAAGAGTGCTTCTTCCGTGCCATCTGCGGTGTGACTTAATACTGTTGTGCTTGAGTCTGGGTCTAGCGTGTTGACCTTAATATTAAATGCATCTGCATTAACTGTGTTTGCACCTAACTGTCCACGCTTCCAACTCTTCACGCTAATGTCTCCAAAGGTATAGGATCTGGTGATTAACTTGCCTGCAATTGCAGTTGTGCCTGACTCACTTGTACTACCTATCTTGCGACCAGAATCATCAATTGAGTTTTCCTCCATGAGATAAAACCCGGTGTCATTACATGCGAATAATCTGCGTCTAGGTGGGTCTGATCCATTGTCATGCATACACACTACCCAGTCATCAACATGGAAAGCTAGACTACCAGCCATTGCTGGAAAACTATCGGATGCACTAATCCAAGAATTGCTCAATAGGTCAAATACGAATACGGCATTTGGTACTTGAGAACTACCTGTGGGTACTGCAAGAAAGTACTTATTGTCATACACGACACCAGTTGATAAATGTGCATATTCATAGTTAACTTTACTGAATTGATCCTGTATGGGTCTGGTCATGGGTATGGTTTCGCCACTTACTTTACTTATAGCTACTCCAAGTCCCTTGGCAGGGTCTGTGCCAGGTGACAAGACGATGACCCCATTATCAGATAGGAAGAATGTTTGTGGGCCAGACTGTGCAATTGATTTGCGTGCCACGCAACCATGCTGACGGGTAATCTCGTAGGTGTTGGCTGCGCTAGTTGTGGCAATGTTATTGATCATATGAATGCTATTACGCATAAACACGATTAACTGATCTTCTTGGTATGGAAAAAAGCCTACAAGAAAATCTGCACTTCCTTTATTTATTCTAAATTGTGAGTCAGCAGCGTAGTAATTATCGGTGTCTAGTAAGTCAGACATGATAATGGAATAGTTACTATCTGTGGGTTGTGGTATGATTAAGCGATTGCGAAAGAATACACCATAATCTGTGTTTGGACATTGTATACGTCCAGCACCTGGACTTCCATTTGCTTTTTCTACAAAGTCAGTAGGACTGCTAAAGTCTCCATCCCATTCAAGTGGAGTCTTATCCTTACCACGAAATAGAATTAGTTTTTCAAGTGACTGTACAAAGCTCGCCCCATCTGCTTCTGCCACTACTTCACTACCAGGATAATCGATGTTGATACCAGAGTTGTTTGCATCATTCCATATGATTGCTTTTGTCTTGGTTGCAACCACTACAAACTCTGTGCCTGTTGCTGGGTCGCTGAACAATGTGCTGGCAAATACACGCTCATCTGATCCGTTGTAGGTCAGTGTAACTGCACCTGCTAGGAAATCTATACCTTTGCGTACCTCTGCAAGATCACCAATCAAGCGCATATTCTCGCTTGTCTGTACGAAGCCCGGTTCTAAACTTGTTGCTTCTTGGTATGAATCGATACCACGAAATCCACGATCTCCATCTGTAAGAACTTGGTCATCCAATCTACCTGATGTGCGATAACGTGCCATTCACTTGTTCTTAATTTCTAGGTAGAGTTTTCTACCCATGTAAATAATAGTGATGACACCCGCAATGCATCCAAATAAATCATCCAGATGTGCGAGACCAAAAGTGGCAACTGTCCCACTCATGCCAAGAATTGCAGTGCGATCTATCATTAGAAAAGCCAATCTAATATGATGATGCCAACGACAAGTGATGCAAATATGGTTATCATTTTAGCTTTCTTAGACATGTCCATGAACTTGTCTTTTAATAATTCAAGATTTCTCATTTCGGGAGGGTGGTTTAACAGGAAATGGTGCGCGAGTCTGATGTTTGATTGCTTCGGTTTGCGAGCATTGACGGGCAGTTCTTTTTGCTACGAAAATTGGGATGGCAAGGTAGCCACCAAGGAGGATGGCCGCTCCTATTAAAATCTTTTTAATGTACGATGTGAATGCATCAAAGCCTGACTTGTGACTCTCCATGCCCTTTGCCACTAACTCGCTCACATCTCCGTGTGTGAGTAAATCAAGTTTTTCTTCTGCTTCAATGAGTGCATCTTTGTTTTTGAGTGCTTCTCCAGCTAGTACGCCAGCACCAGCAGAGAGTCCACCTATTACCGGGCCACCAATCGATCCGGCAGCACCACCAGCCAACCCTCCCATCAGAGGGTAGGTAGAGCGAAAATTGCACCCGGTGAGGCATATCGCCAATACTATTATGGCGGTGTAGATCATGTGGGGTCAGTTGAAGACCACTCGTCAGTTGCTAAAATGGTGAGTATCTCAGAATGGGTGTATTCGGTTTTGCCATCCAAGAATGAAGGTGTTGTGTCCGTGTCAAACTTAACAAAAGTCAAAGAACCATCGAGTGAGAATCTAACTGTGTCTGCACTTGTCTCATCCACCTTACTAAAATCAACGGAGTCTACTTCGTCCGCATTTATTATTACATATTTTCTGCTCATAATTTATTAAGAGGGTACATCAGTTGAAAAGGTTGGACCGTTAGTTAGTGTGCCATCATTGCCACCGCTTCCTTGGTCTGTAATAGTAGTGCCTGTTCCACCATCGTTATCTCCCATCCTCCACCAATTAACAGGACTTAAAGAAGTGAGGTCTGCTGGTACTCCACTGCCGTATATATCTGACACATCAGACGCAGATAATGCAGAATCAAAAATAGCTACTTCGTCTATAAATCCATTCCAATACCCTGCAAGCATACTCCCTACTTTAAAACTAACTCCACTACCCCCCAAAGACCCTGTGTAAGAACCATTTTGGCTTCCTATTGCTCCGTTAATGTAAACTTTGGTTGTCGAACCATCCCACGTGCCACATACATGATACCATGAACCTGTACTTAAACCTGCGGTGTATTTAGCCAGCCCTGTATAACCAGAACCAGTTGAAACCGCAAACCACATGTCAGAACCTACAGTTTCTAAAAAGAAAGAACCCCCCACATTGCTAGTGTACTGAGAGGCTACTACATTAAAACTACCATAAGAATCAGCATTCACCCAAGCAGACACAGATAAAGCAGAAAAACTACTGACTATAGAACCGCAATCTAAGTAGTCATCACTACCATCAAAGCTTACGCTGTATTGGTTTGCGAATGCACCACCACTAGCTGGTCTGCCACTACTAGTAGCAGACTTACCTCCACCTAGTCCAAGACCAAGCGATATGGTCGAACTTCCCATCTAAATATTGTAGGCAATTACTGCACCACTTGTAAGATCGATACTTGAAAAATTTCCGTAAAGTACAGTTCCAGCAGCAAGCTCAGTTGCATCTTGTCCTGTGCAAATATCATCTAAGTTTGTAATGTTACTTGCCTGTGCTGCAAGTACAGTTGCTTCTGTTGCTTGGATCGCAAACCATTTGCCTGTGTGAACCGCAGTATCATTAATATACTCTCCTCCATTTAGTCCTAAACCTCGATATTCTGATGCCATAATATTTGTTCCTTTTATGCCGATGAAACGGCAGTTGTTCCGTAAGTAATAAATTCAACTGGTTGAGTCTGTCCTTCTTGTCTTTCGAGTTTGTCTAACTCGGTTTGTAAAATTGCTTCCGCTTGTTGGTAGATAACGTTTGCCTTGTCTTGCTGGCCGTCAGAGGAAAGCCAATCACCCTGCGCCCCTATTGTCGCGTACTCGCTAAAGATGTATGGGAATACTGATGAGTCGCTTGCATAGCCTGGAAAGCCTGCCCGGTAATGTACCCATACAGGTGCGTTGCTTGCTCGGTCTGGTAGGATTGCTTCTCCGTAATCTGTACTACCACTTGCGTCTGATATATTTCTAAATGCTAAATTGTGTGTGCTTCCACTTCCATAAGGATCATTCTCAGTTACCCGGAATATCTCACTTATCGTTGTCCCGAAATCGATGTAGGATAACATGCTTGCAGTCGCAGTTGCTCCACTTCCTCCACCACTCGTTAGTGCGACTGTGGGTACTCCTGTGAATGCCGTGCCATTATTGGTGACTGCAATTCCATTTACTTCTCCATCTGCATTAATAGTTGCAGTAGCTGCTGCTGAGTTTCCTCCTCCACCACTAAATCCTACTGTTGGTGCAGATGAATAACTTGCTCCTCCATTACTTACTTGTACGCTTCGTACTCGAAGGTCTGGGATAACTTGCGAGATGACTGAGTTAAATGGCCATGCAGTGCGATCCCAGGCTAACTTGCCAAATCGATTAAAGCTGCGTACGGCAGCAGTTGTTTCCGCAGTAAGAAAAGAATCCACGCCAACCATACTTACTAGGTTGGTCAACATGGTGCTTACTGCTATTTTCCTCATGCGAAGCTTGGTTCGTTAAAGCCTCCAGATACGAAGGTCTTCTTGGTAAATGATTTTGCTTTGAGATGAGGATTGTCACGAAAGAACTCATTGGTGAATTGCTTATCGCCCCAGCATCCTTGCTTGTCTTGATGCCAGCGAAAGTATTCGCGTGCAGGTATTGTACCTTTTAATTGTCCTAGTCCCTCGACTTGTCCACCTTCTCCATTCTCTTTTCCACACTCAAGCTCACGCTTCTTTGCTTCGTACTTTTCAAGGTCAACTTCGTAACGAAGGTGCTTCTCTAAGTTCTTCATAAATTGCGAACCATTACCTTGAGATGGTTGCCACTTTGGTATGAATATTTCTGCCATAATAAAAAGATGTGGAAAAGGGAGTAGCCCGCTACGCAGACTACTCCCCAAATCCTAATTGCAATTAAGCAAATTGACCTAAATCAACGATACGTAATCCGATAACAATTTCTCCGGCAGTAGCTGATGCAATCGCTGCGTCTGTTACTTCCAAGATAATTGAAGCTGCGGTGTTTGTTCCACCTACAGGTTGTGACTGACCATCTGTGAATGCATCTCCTGTATTGAATACAGGGGCAGTCATGGCATCGACATCAAGAGCATCGATGAACTCATCTGGGTCACCAGCAGTTGTTCCTACATCAATGACAAGCGAGCCTGTACCAGCAAATGCGACACTTTCGTATACACCAGCAAGTTCAACTGCACCACCAGCAGGAATAGTAGCGATGGTCAACTGACCACCATTACCGATTGTTTGTAGATCTTCGTAAGTAGCGGTGTATACGTGTGTAAAACCTCTACCTGCTTCATTATTTGATAATTCTGACATATCTTAAATCTCCTTGTTTTAAGTGTTATTAATTAAAGTAACCGTGAGCAACAGGTGACAAACATGCCAATCCAGCAACTACGTCTACAAAACCTCTGCGACCACCTCCTTGATTCTCAAGCTCAGTTACAGACTCAGCTTTCAAGGACATCATGGATACATACTCAGGATCAATTAAGAGTCCTGCATCTGCGTCAACTGCGTCACTTCCGCTTGTTCTATTTATAAACAAAGAAGGCACAATGTTGCACAATCCGAAGTCACCCTCGTATACCGAAACTGTTAGAGTTATCTTCTTGGATTCTGCGTCCTGGTTAACAACGTAAGTTCCGTTGGTAG